CGATTGCACACCTTGATGAGCGTGAGCAATCGTTCGAGATGCCATTCCTGACATTCGAACGGGATCCCGAGCGCTATCATCCAGTAGTAGATCAGCTCGGCTGTGACAACCTCACTGTTCTTTGGCGGCTTCTTAGGCTCATAGAAGGTGGTTGCCGTCATCTTGGCGTTGATGTAGTCGTTAATGGCGTTGAAATGTTCCGGACCCATGTGCTCGAGGACCTCCGGGGGAATTTCTCCGGAGGAACTCATCATGAAAACGTAATCCAGAACTTGTTCATCAGTCTTTTTCTGGTCGCCGAGGAATGGAACTTCCCACTTCGACTCCCATTTTGACAGTGAGAGCAGCGAGTGCTCCAGCTCGAGCGTCACGCTGCGGGCGTCGACGAATTGACTAGTCGCATCGTCGAATCCTTCTGCGATGATGACCTTAAGCCGGAGCACTCGCTCCTCCTTTCCCTTACTGAGCCGTCCGCAACAGCTCAGGCAGGCTCTAGCTGACGAAGGTGAACAGCCAGGCGGTGACGACAGGCTTGTTGAACACGTAGCCGGCCTGCGCCACGGCCGTGACGACCTTGGACTGACCGGTGGTGAGCAGCTGGCTGCCGGCAGCGTGCTCGACGTTGTCGACGTAGTACTTCACGCCGGTCTGGGACGGGATGGTGATGGTGTGGGCGCCGTCGAAGGTCGCCGGGGACAGGGTGATCGCGGTGATCGTGCCGGTGAACAGCGCGAGGACCGAGTCCGGCGGCGGCAGTGACGGGCTGGTGCCGCCCGTGCCGTACAGGAAGTCCTCGAGGTCGCCCAGGGCGGTGGCGTCGACCTTCGTCGAGTCGATCGTCAACAGGCTGGTCGTGCCGTACGTCGAGGAACTCGCGCCCGTGCAGTCGAACGCCCACGTGAACGTCACCGCGTTCGGCGAGTCGTTGATCGTCTGGAAGTCCTTCTCGGACGGCGAGGCCAGCGCGCCGTACACCAGGTGCAGCTTGTAGCCCAGGTCGGACGACACGTCGTTGCCGACCTCGGTACGGTAGCTGAGCCCGAAGGTTGCCCTGGACTGCTGACCGACGGTGACACCGGAAGCCGGCTCCGCCGTACCGTCGCAGAGGCCGAACTGGTCCGGGTAGGTGAAGGCCGAGATCTCGCCGCCGAACGTCTCCGCGGAGAGCAGGTTCAGGTAGGCGATGTTGTCGGCGTACTGCTTGTTGGAGCCAGCCCCGGCGGGCTTCTCCTTGATCTCGGTGAGACCGTTCCAGGCGAAACCCGTGTCATACAGGCCGTTACCGGTGTTCAGCGGGTACAGGACACCCTTCTTGACGCCGGTCTCGAACCTACGGTTGCCCGTGTCGTCGAAGACGAGAACTGCCACTACTCCTCCTCAGAAGTAGACGTCGTAAATATCGTGGTTCAGGTTGGCGCTCGTGTAATGCCGGACGAACCTCATCATCGGCATCGCCATGAGCAAAGGATGCAGAGGGCTGTCAGGATTGGCGTCGATCAACGTGACCTGGTACCGGAGCATTCCCGCGTACGGGACGTTATCAGCGAACTGATTAGTCAGGTAATCCCGGTTGTAGACAATCGCCGGGTAGGTCATCTGAACATCGGGCGGAGGCTGGAAATATACAGTGACTCCGTTCCCTAGACCCTCAAGGAGAGTCTGGAACTCAAGCCTTGTTCCCATGCCACTGCCCTCCGATCGTCAAGATAAGCCTTGGTCGGCGAACCTCGACGTCGCTGATAGTCCAATATCCGCCGTTCCAGTTGACATACCTCATGTGCTGGTAGTTCTCGAAGGCCATCGCGTCCGCGACGATGCTGAACGAGTTCCCGAGCGCTACGCCCTGGTTCGTCTCTGGAGGTACCATCGACGGCCCCTCCAGGCGCCTGGAATTTCTGATGACATCGCCGAAATATGGCTTCTCGGTGATGACATCTTCCCAGACGCCCGGAGAGGTCTGCGTACTGGTCGCGAAGCCTACGGTCCCGGAGAACCGCATCTATCGCCCTCCCAGGGTTAGTCGCGGCGGAAGGTCCACTGGAAGTTGTCGGTGGAGAACTCGTAGCCGGAGTCCGGCACTGCCCGGTAGGTGACGTACGCACCGGAGGCGATCGCGGACTGCGCACCGACGGTGAGCGAGCTGCTGAGCGTGCCGTCGTCGGCCACCGTGACGTAGGTGAGGTGCAGACCCGAGAACGCCGGGATGGTGCCGACGCCGGTGACCTCGTCGAAGGTCGGAGCGGCCGGGTCGGGAAGCAGACCGGTGCCGGTGAACTCGATGATCGACAGCGCGCCGCGGTAGCGGGTCATGGCGCCCGACACGCGGGTCTCCATGAGGTACTTGAACTGGTTGTAGTCGATGTCGAAGAAGTCAAACATGTTGACTTCCCCGCCCTTGTCGGCGCCGACCGTGTAGTCCTGCAGGTTGACGACGATGCCGATCAGCTCCGGCGAGGCCTCCAGCGCCTCGCAGGCGATGACGTTGCTGACGCCCAGCGCGGCCGAGAGCTCCTGCAGGGTCGGGTAGATGCGGCGCCCGAGGGTGTCCTTGATCAGGAGCATCTTCGCCAGCCAGATGCGGGTGGTGTACATCACCGGGTTGCCGGAGCCGCGGTAGAAGCGGAAGGCGTTCACCACGCCGTCCACGATCGCGTCGGCCGAGGTGGTGATGGCGGTGGAGGAGACGTAGACCGGGGTCACGTACATCTCGTCGTCGCCGTAGATCGGGCGCACGTTCGCGGTGTCGATCTTGTCCGCGTCGTCCACGTCCCGGCCGTCGCCGATCAGGATGGCGCGGGCGAGCTCCTCGTCCAGCATCAGACGCATCTCGGTCTGCAGCCAGTTGACGACGTCGAACTCCGTGATGTCCAGGATGTCGTCGCGGTCGAGCTTCTGCTTCTTGTAGATGGTCTGCGGAGTCGTGATCCGGCGGGCGATCCGGATGAACTCCTCCTTCTTCAGGTTGCCCTTGATGTAGCCCTTCGCCCGGGCCTCCTGGAAGGTGATGTCCGCGGTCCAGCTGCGGATCCGCGAGAACGGAGTGCGGCGGACGCCGGTCAGCACGCCGTTGACCCACTCGGTACGCCGGGAGATGAACTCCGGAGTGTCGGTGACGGCCTGGTCGTACGGGAACAGGGTGGAGATGTCGTCGATGCCGTGAGCCAGCGCCCACTCCTCGACAGCGCCCTTCAGCGAGCCGCCCTTGTGGGCCATGCCGAAGATCTCCTGCATGTCGCTGTGCGACAGGGTGGTGCCGGATGCCGCGCTGTCGGCCGCGTCGGACGTCCGGTCGAAGACGTTACGGGTCACTGGGTCGTCGCCCTTCTGGTGAGTGATGGTGCTGTCCGGGTCTGCCGGGTCTGCCGGGTCTTCCGCGTCTTCCGCGTCGCTCTGCTGGAGAGCGGCGCCGACGAGGCCGTAAACGACCTGCTTCTGCTGGTCGGTCAGGGTGTTGAGGACGTCCTCGACGGAAGCGTCCGGGCCGAGGCCGCCGTCCGCCGGGTCGAAGAGGTCGTTGTCGCCGTCCCCGTCGGGGTCGGGGTTGTTCGCCGTGGCCTTGGGCATGTCGCCCTTGTTCGCCGGGTCCACCTTCTTCGGCGGAGCGAGGGTTGCGCTAGCGTGCGCGAGTTCCTCGCCGGAGTAGATGATGACCTCGTCGTCGAGCTCGCTGAGGCTGCCATCGCCGTGCTGGACGTTGACGTTCGCGATGAACGCGCCGGGGTTCGCGCCGGCCAGGACGAGGCTTCCCTCACGGATCACGCCGTGGGTGACGTTGCCGCCCTGCTGCTGGAGCTGGTTGGCGTAGATCGAGAGCGCCTGGATGTCCTTGTGGATGACGAGGGCCTTCGCGTTCTGGCCCTGCTGGGTGTCGTTGAAGTAGCCGTCACACCACACGCCCTGGTCACGGTGTTCCAGGATGAGGTGGCCGAGGACGTTGTCGGGGGCGTTGTGCTGGTGCTGCCACACAAGCGGGATCTGAGCCTTGTCCTGGCCCTTGAACGCGTGAGCCATGATCGTTCGGCCGTCGGTGCACCTGATCCCGTACTTGGTGACGTAGCCGCTGAAGTCAGCTGCCGGTGCCATTTTGACTGGAAACTCCTTCGGGGATTGCCGGGACTTGCGGGAAGGGCGACTTCGGAGGCAATGATGGCTTCTTCAGCGCGACGCCGTTCTGAGGTAGCTCGCCGTACGCCGCTGGGATGTTCTTGTTGAGAAGCTGGTTTGCCTTCGGGTCGTCCGACGGCTGGAAGCCGACGATTGCCCGCATGTCATTGGAGGAGAGGATCTCGTTGCGGGTGAACTTGTCCGCGATCTCAGCGAGATCCTTGACCGGGACGAGCTTGAACGGATCCCGGATGTAGATGATCGACTGACCTTGCGATCTTGCGGTCTTAGTCAGGAAAGCCCTGATCATAGCGCCGGCAAGAGCAGCGAGGATCGGCTCGATCGTCCGGTTGTAGTAGTTGATCATCGTCGGCTCGTCGGCCGTACCATTCATGACCGCCTCAGTGATACCCAGCTGACCGTAAAGCATGTCAGTCAGGTATTTGATCTGGTCCATCAGGTTGTTCTCGGCCGGCCGGTTAAGCTGAGTGATCTTCTCCGTGCCGTCCGTGTACGCGATCCCGTACTGGGAGCCCTTCAGCTGGAACTCAATTTCCTTGAGTCGCTTCTCGGCCTCCTGCCGGCGCGCTTCAGTCTTAATGACGTAGGGCAACTGGATGATGATGTCCAGGTTCCCGGATGCGCTCTGCTCGTCGACGGCGTCCAGGAGGCTGAGCTTCCTGAGTAGCCGCTGCAGAGTCGAGCTCTGCTCATTCATCACCGAGTAAAGCGGGTTCTCCACGATGGCGACCATGCTCTTCGGCACAGTCACTTCCTGTTGCGTGCCGGTGTTGTCGTTGTACGCCCTTACCCGGACATGCCTCGGCATCCATTGGACGATCTTGCCAACCCGCATGGAGTTAACGTCGTAGCCGCCGGTGGTCAGGGGGTTCAGCGTCGTGTCAACCGGCAATATGGCGATGGCGCCTTCGTCGAAAAGAGTCTGCACAGCGTCCTGGATGAACTGCCTGCCTGACTGGTCAATGTTGGCTTCGACCATCAAGCAGTCATTCAGGGCGCTAGGCATGTCTTCCTTGTACATGCGGTTCTTGTCGAGCCGGACATGCCGGATCGGGACCGCCGCAGTGTCAACGGCGATCCTGGTGTAGATCGCCTCGACGATGGTTTTCCGGTTGAACGCCTTGAAGCGCGGACGGTCAGGCCGGAAGGAATATGACGCGCCTGTAGTTGTCGGATCCCCTAGCTGCCCGTTGGACTTGTCTGCGGCAAGCCATGTGTTGAAGGCGTGCTTGATCTGGTCTATGCGTCTGCCCACTGTCACCCCCTTTCCTTTCTCCGGGCATCGCTAAATATCAGCCGATACCCTGGCTCTTGAGCCACGCTCGGGTGGCTTCCTGGGTGGACTTGTTCGTCGCGACAGACTTGACCTTGTTCAGGACAGCCTTGTCGAGACCGGTCCTGTGGGCGTAGGCAGCGCCGGCCGCAATCGTCGCCGCGCCGGCCGTGACTGGTCCGAAACCACCGGTGAGCTGGCGGTGAACGCCCCGGGCCGTCTTTCCGACGTAACCAGTCGTGTCCCTACGCCGGCGAAGGCGAGTGGCCTGGGCAGATCGCTTCTCGAGGTTCTGGCCGCCCAGGGTCTTGTGGAACTCGTCCTTATAGTGCGGATTGCTCATCCGCGTCTGGACCTTGGCCTTGATCAGCTTGCGCCGGGTGCCGGCACCCTGCCCATAGAAAGCACGAGCCTTGGCGAACTCGTTTGCGTCTGCCCTGGCCTGCCGGCGGGCGTGATGTTCGCCCCACTTCATGCCCTTGACTCCGTGATGTTCAAGGACATCAGTTGCTGGCATACTCACCGCCCATCCTTAGTTTTGTTGGATACCTCACCCTTGGGCGGATCAGCCTTCGAGATCAGCTTAACGACGTTGAACACGTCATCGCCGCTCTTAGCCACTTCTTTCGAAGGCTTCTTTTCGTCCTTGTCTTTGGGCATGACTAGGACTTCTTGTTCTTGAGCTTCTCGCCGAGCGCCTTCGCAGATTCCTTCATCGACTTCAGGTCGGGTGGATCTTCCTTGAGGGCTTCCTTGAGTGCCTTCTCGAGCTTGTCATCTTTGTCATTACTGGCCATTACTCGAAACTCCCCTTGTTCAGCTTGTACGCAACGAAAGCGTCCAGCATGCCGGCGACATTGTCGATCTTCTGGTCTTGCCGCTTCTTCATGAGCTTCCGGTTGCCGTTCGTGTCTTCCATGGTGATCGCGTTACCCATGGCCCACGACATCAGCTCCTGGTCGAATATGAGCAGCCGCTCACCGGCTAGTGCCTTCAGCTCGCCAAGCGGGACAGACTCGGTACGGGCGCCCTGGATGACCTTCTCGATACCGAACGGGCCGTTCTCAGCTTCCCAGCGGGTCACGAACTCCTTGGCGTTGTACGGGTCGTAACCCAGAGCTCGGACATCGTACTCGTTGTCCAATATGAACCGTTCGAGGTCGTCATAAACCTCCATCATGTCGAGGGTTGCCCCGTCGAGCACATGAAGGCTGCCTTCCTCGATGAACTCCTCGTACTTCTGGCGCATGGCTCCAGGAAGCTTCGACATCGTCAAGCTGGAGATATAGCTCCTGGTCTTTACGCCGAACGTGTCTGCCCTGAGCGGGAAGAGGAACGTGAACGCACAGAAGTCGTCCCCCTGGGAGAGGTCTGCTCCCATAGCACAAGGCATGCGCCAGAATTCCCGCCGCCTATGGGGAATAGTTTCCTCGTAGGTGAAGTAGTAGGTGAATCCCTCCATGGGAATCCCGAACCGCTTAGCGAGGATATCGTTCCTGGCGGCCGGCGCGTTCTCCGCGCGTTCGACGTCGAGGTGATAAGTCTCATAAGTCACCGTTATCCCGATGTTGGGGTTCGCCTTCGGCCACATGGCCGGATCAGCGACTTCTTCCAGCTCATCGAGCCGGTAATGCCAGATCGAAACGTGTGGGTTGACGTAGTCACCCTTGAGAATATCGGCGAGCTCCAGCTTGATGGTGTCGCCCGAGCCGTTCCGGACAGTCCCCTCTGAGCTGACAGCGACGATTATGTAGTCGGGCATCTTGGACGCGCCCTGCTCCAGCGCGCCGATGACGTCTTCCCGGATATCACCTGAGAGCCACTCGTCCACGCTCGATACTTTAGGCCGGAGCCCCTGAAGCTTGTTAATGGACATAGGCCGGACTTCGAGAACCGATCCGGTCAGGAAGTTCTGGATCCCGACTTTGGTAGAAGCAAGCTTTACGCGGTTAGCTCGCGATCCCGTAGTGTTCTGCAGCGACCCTTCGGTCAGGAACTGGAACAACGGACCGCGAGACCGCGTGATGGCTGTCCGGAAAGGCGCCATCACTTCTTCTGCCTGCTTCATCGTCGGGGCAGTGGTGATCTGGTGCGTCGTGGAAGTGTCAATGTTCAGGAAATATGCCTGGATGATCATGGCATACATGGACTTCGCGGCCCCGCGTGCCACGATCAGATACTGCTTGTTGACAAGTCTCTTGCAGATCCTCTTCCGGACGTAGTGTCCGCCATGTCCGTCTGCGTTCGGGACATATATGCTTCGCTCGACGAAGTAAAACCAGGCGAGCAAGTCTTCGGCCCACAACTTGAAACTGTCCAGCAGGAAGAAATCGCTGCCGTCAGTAAGGGTGAGCTCGTTCTCGCAGTACCTGATGAAACCGTCGATCGCCTCATCGTCGTAGTAGAAGTTAGGATCGGCGATGAGCGCGTCGATACGGTTCATCTGCATGGAGATTTCCCGGCAAACCGGAATATCCCCGCGGAGTACCGCTGCACGGAAAGCTCCGTAATACTTTGGAGTCGCCGTGTTCGACAGCGCCATCGCCGATCCTCCCTTCTATGCTGCTCTGACGTCGACCACCTTGAGAGGCGCGTTCCTCTTACGCCTGCTCTGACGATGTGGCGGACGTTCTGATGCCAGGCCGTTGACTGTCTTCAGGGCCCGACGACCAGTGTCGACTGCGTCGATGATGGTCTTGGTGTCGTTGGTTACGGTCTTGACGAAATCGAGACCTTTCCTGACGCTCGACGGATCCGCCGGGTTCAGCTGAGCGTGCTGCTGGAGGAGTCGCTGCCTGTTGACCAGGTGCTGGAGATCCTCGTTGCTGAGCGCAGCTGTTCCGTGCTGATGTACCTTCTGGGCTACTTCGTGAGCCTTCTGCGCGTCGGACGAGACAGGATGAACTTCGTCCCTGCCAGGATGACCGCCGTTCCTCCGCACACCCCATTTCATGCCCTTGATCCCGTGATGCTCGAGGAACTCGCCGACTTCGTCGTGAATATCGCCGTGTTCCATGGTGGCCGCCCTTGCGCGAAGCTTGACAGCCCTCTTCGAGTGGTGGTTGGCAGCGCTGACATAGTGGTTGTGAAGCAGGCGAAGGTTGTTGTCGGTCTGCTGCAGAGCCTGCGCCTTGGACTGACGGTTCTTCCCGT